CTTGACCATGAAAATGTTCAAGAAATCAGACCTGGTTTCCCTCCAAAGAATTAGGGGACGACAGATCTTCCTTAAAAAGGAAAATCTCTTGTCATCTTTGTTCCTTAATATTTATTCACAATTTGTGAAAAAGGACTTTGGAGAAAAGGCTCTGATTAAGTGTTTGAAAAATTCCCTCTGTCTCATGGTTAGTAAGGCGATGAACCAAAAGGAGCTCCCTGAAGGAGAGTCCATTGATTTGTTCCCGACTGAGGTCTGGAATCAAATCAAGAAGGCTCTCACGACGGAAGAGCTCGTTCGGTTCAGTTTTTCTTGTCTCCAATCCAAATCTCTTTGTCAAGAGGTTCCCGAGGATTTTATCCTGGACACCCTCATTGAACATCGAGACCAACTGAGTTCTCCCCATAGGGGATTATCTCAAGACACGCTCTCTCGTTTGAGAGAGAAGGGTCGGAATTTTGGAAAACATGTTGCTAAATATTATTCAGCAAATCATGGTTTCTTTCCGACCAACAAGGCTTCTTTTGCCTTCCCTCGCGGATGCGGAGGAGTCAAAGGAGACCTTGTTTTCCATAAACGGTTACAAGACCTTCCTTCCAAGGAAGATCCAGATGATCGTATGGAACCGCTTGTCGTTGGTTTATTTGGACAACCTGGAATGGGGAAGAGTACGCAAATCAATTTAATTGTTAGTGAACTTTCCTCCCTATTTCCGGGTGTTGAGAGACAACACCTTACTTACCAAAGAACGTGCCATGTTGAACATTGGGACGGCTATCGTGGACAACCCATAGTCATTTTTGATGACTTGGGTCAGTCCATGGACGGACATGATATCAAAGAGTTTCAAACTTTGGTCTCTTGTTGTCCGTATGTTGTTCCAATGGCCTCTTTAGAAGAGAAGGGACAGAAATTCTGTTCCCCTATCATTATTTGTACCTCCAATCTATTGTATGGTATGAATCTAAAGAATGTATATGGCATGTCGAATCCCATTATCGATGATGCCTC